GGAGCACACCTTTAGCAACTGCTTTATCTAGCGTTGCAGGAAATGTTTATTCATTCGTTCCTGAAACAGTTATTCCACCAGCAGTCGTAGTTGTTCCAGATAGCCCATATTTAGAATTTGAAACAATTAGCAAAACAAATATCCGAGCAAAGATTAACTTTACAATTTCAGTTGCTGTTGCATATAACAGTAATCCTGCATCCCTCGACAATATCGAGCAGCTAGTCATAAGTGTTCTGGCAGTAATTCCAGTTGGATATATTGTCAGCTCGGTTGAAAGACCGACAGTTACCCAAGTTGGTGCAAGCACGCTGCTAATCGCAGATGTAAGAGTGTCTACCTACTACACACAAACAATATAAGGAGAAATCATGGCAACAGTCGTAATTACAGGTCGTGATGTTGGTTTATCTTTCACAGGTGGAACAGATATTCAAGCACAAGCGACTAACGCAGTTCTAACAAAAGTTAATGATCGTCAGGTGTATCAGACACTTGAGGGCGAGGCTTACAAGACAACAAACATTTCAGGAACATTCCAATTGGACATGTTGGCTGACTGGGGCAAAGCAAACTCAGTTTGTGAGGCTCTATGGACTGCTGCTGAGACTGCACCAGATACAGATATCAGCATGACACTTACAGCTGCATCAGGAGCGCAATTTGTGTTTCCAGTAAAGCCAGAGTTTCCAACTGCTGGTGGATCAGGTGTTGATGCTCAGACAGTATCATTCACATTCACAGTATCTAAGGGCGCAGTAACCGAAACCTTTAGTTAAAAAATAAAACGGGAGCAAACAAATGAAGTTACCAATTACAATTGAATATAACTCAGGCGAACAAGCAACATATATTGCCCAACCGCCTGAGTGGGCTAAGTGGGAAAAATCAACTGGTCACACCATAAGCCAAGCAAAAGAAAAACTTGGAATGTGGGATCTGATGTTTTTAGCATACAACGCTCATAAGCGTGAAGCTGCTGGAAAACCAGTTAAACCATTTGAAGCTTGGATGGAAACTATTTCCGATGTAATAGTCGGTGATGCAGACCCAAAAGTCACCCAGCAGGAAGCCTAAGTAGATTATTGGTTGAGTTGGCAATAGCCACAAAAATACCAATGAGTGAATGGGTTGAAGCAGAGGACATTTTAACAGCTATCGAAGTATTGGAGGCGAGGTATGGCAAGTGAAACCATTGCTTACAGTCGCAATGACATACGCGATATTCTCAAGGCTTTCAAAGTTATGGATGCGCAAGCGACTGAGGAAGCAAGAATTCAATCTGCTGCTTTGGCGACATACGCAGCTGAGGAAATTAAAACAGCGGCTAGAGGTAGAACAAAATCAGGCAAAGTTGCGCAAAGAGTTGCGGATGGCGTTAGCATTTCAAAGTCCAGCAAAATCGGTGAATTCAAATATGGATTTGCAAGACAAAAGTTTTCAGGTGGTGCTACTACACAGAGCCTGTGGGGTGGCGTTGAGTTTGGTTCAAATAAATTCAAACAGTTCCCTAGTTATTCAGGAAGGCAAGGTCGTGGATCTCGCGGATGGTTCATTTATCCAACCCTTCGCAGAATTCAGCCTGAATTGATTAACAAGTGGGAAGCTGCATACAACCGCATTTTAGATAAGTGGGCATAAGTGGCAAGAGATACTAGAACCCTATCGCTTAAGATCCTTGCGGATATTGATGATCTTAAGAATAAACTAAATCAAGCTGACAATGCCGTTGAAACTAACAGCGAAAAAATTTCAGCATTTGGAAAGAAGGCTGCTGCTGCATTTGCGGTTGCTGCTGCTGCTGCCGTTGCTTATGGCACTAAATTAGCCGTTGATGGGGTCAAGGCTGCAATAGAGGATGAGCAAGCACAACTTAGATTGGCTGCTGCATTACGAAGCGCTACAGGGGCAACTGAGGGTCAAATAAAGGCAACTGAGGATTTCATTCTACAAACATCCCTAGCCACAGGCGTTGCTGATGATCAACTTAGACCAGCAATGCAGAGATTGGCGGTATCAACAAAAGATACTGAAGAAGCACAAAGATTATTAAGCCTTGCTTTAGATATTTCAAAAGGTCGAGGATTAGATCTAGAGCAGGTTGCTAATGCTTTGGGTCGCGCTCAAGATGGCAATACTGCTTCACTTGGCAGATTAGGGCTTGGGTTATCTAAAGCCGAACTTTCAACATTATCTTTCACAGAGATCCAAACCAAACTATCTGATCTTTATGGTGGCGCAGCAGCTACAAATGCTGAAACCTTTCAAGGAAAGATTGATCGCTTAAAAGTTGGATTTGATGAGGCTAAAGAAAGTCTAGGAACTGCATTATTGCCACAGGTTGAAAAGTTCATTACATTCTTAAACGATGTTGGTATTCCAGCACTTAATGGATTTATTGCAGGACTTACAGGTGATGAAGGCTTGAGTGCAGCATTAACTGAAACACAAAGAGGTGCTGAAAGTTTTGGAAAAGCCATTGCAACAGTTGCAGGAATTGTTTCAGGATTTATTACATTCCTAAAAGAAGCAATTGGTTTGGTCGTATCTCTTGCTAATGAATTGATCCGAGTGGTTAATATAATTCCCGGAGTGAACATAGGTGCAATACCTAATCCAGCACCATCAGCTAGAGTGCCATCAGTTCCAAGCAGACCAAATGGTGGTTACACAACAGGCGGTGGAGTAACAAATATAACTGTAAATGCTATTGATGGCGAAGGTGCTGCAAGAGCTGTGGCAAGCGTGCTTAATCAAAGCGCAGCAAGATCACAGGGATTGTTAGTCGGAACAACAGTAGGTAGATAATGACTGCTTGGTCACCCGATTGGAAACTCACAGTTGCAGGTGTTGATTACACCGACATAGCCATTAGCGATATTCAGCATCAGGCTGGTCGAACAGATATTTATCAGCAACCTAATCCTTCATATATTCAAATCAATTTTGTCGCGTTATCTGGTCAAACTTTACCATTCTCTATTAACGATAGTTTAAGTCTGCAAGTTAAAAACTCAGCAGCAACTTATGTAAATATATTTGGTGGGGATATTACAGATATAACTGTGAGCGTTGGCGCTACTGGATCGGTTGCAACTGTTGTTCAATACTCAGTGCTTGCAATGGGATCACTTGTTAAATTAGCAAAAGAATTATATTCAGGCACGCTTTCACAAGATGAAGATGGCGATCAAATTTATGCTTTATTGTCTAGCGTATTACTTGGAACTTGGAATGATGTTCCAGCAGCTACAACTTGGTCAGGATATAACGCAACCGAAACATGGGCTAATGCGCAAAATCTAGGACTTGGCGAGATTGATCAACCTGGTCTTTACACAATGGAAAATCGAGGAGCAAATGTAGATACAATTTTCAACATTGCTCAATTGATAGCAAACTCAGCATTTGGATATTTGTATGAGGATAATGAAGGCAATATCGGATACGCAGATGCAGACCACAGACAAAATTATCTATTGACCAATGGCTATGTTGATCTTGATGCTCGCCATGCTCTAGGTCAAGGACTCAGCACAATCACTAGATCAGGTGATATTCGTAATGATGTATTTATAAATTACGGCAATAATTTTGGATCTCAAGAAACTGCAACCTCAACAAGTTCAATTGCAACCTATGGCTACAAAGGCGAAAACATCAATTCAGTCCTTCATTCAGCTGTGGATGCTCAAGCTGTGGCAGATCGATATATTGCTCAAAGAGCATTTCCTCAACCAGCATTCCAAAGCATTACCTTCCCAATCACAAATCCAGAGATTGACAATAGTGATCGTGATAATTTGCTAGGCGTGTTCATGGGGCAACCTTTGAACATCCAGAATTTACCTGCTCAAATCTCAAGCGGTGTATTTGAAGGATATGTTGAAGGCTGGTCATGGAGCACTAGGTTCAATGAATTATTCCTGACAATTAACTTGTCGCCTGTGGCTTTCAGCCAAGTGGCGATGCGTTGGAATACAACACCAATTACAGAGGCTTGGAACACTTTAAGCCCAACATTGACATGGGAATACGCTACAATCGTATCCTGAGAATAGGACAAAATGGCAACCACTACTAATTATGGCTGGACAACACCAGACGACACCGCTCTGGTCAAAGATGGCGCAGCTGCTATTCGCACGCTTGGTTCATCTGTTGATACAACAACAAAAAACCTAAATCCTGAAACTACGCTTGGTGATATTGCTTATCGTTCATCAACTGCAAATGTTAAAACTAGATTAGGACTTGGCACAGCTGGACAAGTATTGGCGGTGAATTCTGGTGCAACTGCTCCTGAGTGGACTACATTTGCAGCCAGTAGCATGACAGTAATTGCTTCTGGAAATTTAAGTTCAACTTCTGTTGTGTTAAGTTCAATTCCTCAAACATATCGGAATTTATTTCTTTATGTTGAAAGTGCACAAGTTAGTAATTTGACCTTGATGATATTTAGATTAAATGGCAGCACTTCTTCAATTTACACAGAAAAAGGATTTTCATTAAATAACACAGTTTTCCGCAACAATGTTAGCCAAGCTTATTTTAGTCCAGCAACTCAAGAAGTAAATATCCCAACCAGCGCAAATGATGATGCTTATAGTTTGTTTATTGAAGAATATACTCAAACTGCATATAAAAACATAACAACATCAATGAGAGATTCTGCTAGTGATGGTGCTGAAAGTTACAATACATTCAACAATTTTGCCAGCCCCACAGCGATCACATCAATAACTATCGCAGGATCAAATGGAACTTCAACATTCAGCGCAGGAACTTACGCACTATACGGAGTTAAATAATGACAAACACAAAACCACAAATTAAAGTAATCAATGTTGAAACAGGCGAAGAAATCATTAGAGATGCAAACGCAGACGAAATTGCACAAATGAAATTAGATGCTGCTAATGATGAAGCAAGAAAAGTTGAAGCCGAAGAAAAGGCAATTGCCAAAGCAGCAATTCTTGATCGTCTTGGTTTAACTGCTGATGAACTTCAAACGATACTTGGCTGATGAAGGCTTGGTTATCTAAAGCTGCTGTTCAGTTAAGAGAGCAAACTGATGATTGCTTCCCAGAGCGTATGCGTCAATCTGATGGGTGGATTGGTGATACTCGACATAGCACAACAAAGTCTGACCACAACCCAGACTGGTCATCAAATGGTTGTGTTAGAGCAATTGATATTGACGCTAGGCTTTCTGACGACAAAGGGCTTTCAGCGTATTTGGCAGATCAGATTAGATCCTACGGGAAATCTAGTGGGCGTATCAGTTATATAATTCATCAAGAAAAAATTGCATCACCTTTGATGGGTTGGCGTTGGCGCAAATATAAAGGCTTTAATAAACATAATCATCACATCCATGTATCTTTCAAAAAAGATCAGGACAACAATTCAGCGTTCTTTGATATCCCACTACTAGGAGGCAAATCATGAAACTATCCAACAAACACAAGGCAGCAATTAAGTCATATTTGAGAGCTGTTGCAGCTAGTGGTATCACAGTCTTATTGGCAATCGTTGCTGATATTAGACCAGAGTTTGCAATTCTTGCCGGTGCTTTAATTGCACCTATTGCAAAAGCAATTGATCCAAATTCAGGCACAGAGGCTGATTACGGCGTTAATGCGAAATGACACCGAACGAATGGGTTGGATTAAGCGTTGGTCTTTGCGCCATCGCAACAAGTTTATTAGTGGGTCTGCGCTGGGTTATTAAGTCTTACCTTGCAGAACTTAAGCCTAATGGTGGCTCAAGCATGAAGGATCAATTAAACAGATTAGAGTCGCGTGTTGATGATCTCTTTATGTTAATCAGTAAGCGATAATTTATTTTATGGCGAACACACGAAAACCTATCAAACGCAAAAAGATCAATCGTCGCGTAGTTCGCCAAACTCCTGATCCAACAAAGATTGATGCGCATTACATTGCGTTGCACGAATGCTATAAAGCAGCTCGTAAAGCAGGATTTACTCCAGAGCACGCATTCTGGTTAATGACCGAGCATAAGACTTTCCCTGATTGGGTCGTAGGCGATGGTGGCATTATTCCATCAATAGATCCAACTGACGATGAGGATGACGATTAAGCGATACTTAGTAATAAGTGATTTGCAAATTCCATACCACCATGAAGCAGCAGTCAAGAATGTTATTAAACTTGCACGCCGTGAGAAGTTTGACAGCGTTCTATGTGTTGGCGATGAAATTGACTTTCAAACCATTTCTCGATGGGCTGAGAAAACACCTTTGGCTTATCAACAAACTCTTGATGAAGATCGCACAGCTACTCAAGAGATCCTTTGGGCATTAACTGAAAATGCTAAAGAGGCTCATATTGTCCGTAGTAATCATACCGATCGCCTATATAACACTCTCTTAAAAGTTCCGGGCTTGATCAGCCTTCCTGAATTACAGTATGCCAAGTTCATGGATTTTGACAATTTAGGCATCACTTTCCATAAGACATTCTATGAATTTGAAAAGGGCTGGATCTTGGCTCACGGCGATGAAGGCAACTCAAATCCCAATGCTGGCATAACTGCCCTAAATCTTGCTCGTAAGGCTGGTAAGAGCGTTGTTTGTGGACACACCCATAAGTTGGGCATGAGTGCCTTCTCAGAGGGCTTAGGAGGGCATTACAGACCCTTATATGGCATTGAGGTAGGAAACCTTATGAATAAGGCAAAAGCCTCTTATACGAAAGGCTTAGCCAATTGGCAGATGGGCATAGCAATCCTTGAATGGAATGGTAAAAACATGACCCCAACTCTAATTCCGATTAACAAAGATGGCAGTTTCACAGCTCTTGGAAAGTCGTATGGGGCTTGAGACCGACTATAGGGATCGTTCGATTGATGATCATATCGATGAATTTGAGGATATTGGCGTTATCTAATCGTTATAAAACACGCCGAAAGTAATTAACCAAAGGTCATTGCTTTAAGTCATACTTTATGTATTCACAGAAATGCTGTGGATATGTAAGGGAGCAACATGACACTAAGAGAAGCTGCATTTATGTGGTTTTACATAATGCTTGGATTAGGCACAGTTTATTGGGTTCACTCAGCAATCAAAGAAAACTATGGGCAGACCATGTATTGGCGTGGTCGTAAACATGGCTTTGATATGCACCGCAGGATCACAGATGCCAAGCGAGATCAAGTATTTGATTATGACAAAAACTGAAAGCCTGTTCGATGAGGTCATTACTACGATCCAACAGCGCGGAAGTGTCTATGGACATCCATACTACAACCACAAAAGAATTGCGGGCTTATGGTCTGCATATCTCGACTTCCCAATCACACCACACCAAGCTGCTTTATGTATGGCGTTGGTCAAGGTTTCTAGGCTTAGTGAAACCCCAGATCACTACGACAGTATCAAAGACTTCATTGCCTATGGATCTGTCTATAAAACTGTGCTTGATGCAGTCCAAGATGAAAACTGGGAGGATCAATAATGGCGTTTGACTTAAAAGATTATGAAGATGTGGCTACTCTGAACAAGTGGTTTATATCTAACTTTCCATCAGGCAGATCTGATATTTCAGTTATCAGCCATGATGCAGTTAATGGTTATATCTTGGTTCAATCTACTTTGTGGCGAGATAGCAAGGATGATCAACCAGCTGTGAGCAACATAGCCTTTGGATCAAGAGAAACTTATATTCCTAACATGAAGAAGTTTTATGTTGAGGATACTGCGACAAGCGCATTGGGTAGAGCAATCATTTTACTAAAAGGCTCTGACAAAACAGCAACAAAAGATGATATGAAAAAGGTTGATGTTGAACCTAATCAATATGAGAAGAAACTTGCAGAGCGTAGATACTCACCAGTAGGAACTAAATCAGCAGCTGTAGAAGATGCTCTGAGAGCAAGTTTTGCAGTTGAGAATAAAGAAGCTGATCCGCAACAATGGACTGTTAGTGAGGTTGTAGATCAAATAGGAGCATCTACGCCACACGAACCACCTGCTTGCCAGCATGGGCATATTTTGAAGCAAGGGGTGAGCAAGGGAGGGAAACCATATTATGGATATGTATGCAAAACAAAACAATGCGATCCTAAATGGGCATCTTTATCTGCTAACGGAAAATGGTTCTTCAATCTACAAGGAGGTGAATAAATGGGTGAATTACAAATCATTGATGGCTCTGGTCTAACTGCGACTTTTACAGATGACGGAGTAAAGGTAGAACCATCAACAGTTGTGTGCGATAACTGCAACGATGACAGATTACTTCATGAGGGCGATCTGCTTCGATGCTATTCCTGCCACGCTATAAACCGAATTCCTTATAATGCCTAATTACGATTATATATGTGATAGAGAGGGAACGAGTATTGTATTGGATTTACCGATGCAGCACGAAATCCCTCTTTGTCAAGTATGTGGCTTCGAACTAACGCGTGTCTATACCGCAGT